CTCTTGTGCATCACGGCAAAGGTAAGGAATACCAAAGCCAAATACGCAACATACATCAGGCTCGCAAGTGTAGATTGAGTAAGGATATTCGGCTGAATCTAACGGATTAAGGTTTACGCTTAAAATCTTGCCGTTGCCCGCCATCACGATCACGCCATCAATTTCAAGGTTGGCTGCCTTTGATTCCTCATCGGTTGGAATGTTGAGCTTATTGCCCTCGCCTAATTGAGAATTGGCGCTCTCTAATACACTCAATGGAATACCGCCATGATAAGTCCATAGCTCATAGCGATTGTCTTTGCTCTGTGTTTCTAAGCCTGATAACGTTCTCAACGTATCAACATAGCCATCCATATCTGAGCTTGCTGTTTTCGTATCTGAGCCGTCCAATTCGCAAAGCTCAAGCACGTTGTCTTTCAAGTAGTATGGATTTTTAGCTAAAGCCTGTAATTGTTTTTTTGTAACGTAGCTGCGTTCAAAGACGAATTGGCAATCTTTGATTGTGGATGCGGTCATATCCGGCACAAAATCCCACGGCAACACTAAACGAGCAGCCGGAATTGTTTTAGCCACAATCTCGCCATTCCATTGCCCCATCGCATCTTCTGACCATACTTTTGATTCCACAACATCAACGATAGGCGCACGCAAAATACCTGTGCCTAATACAGCGGCATAATGTAAGCATAAGCGAGCCTCAGCAGCGTAATCGCATTCGAGCAACTGATCGTCAATTAGTTTTTCCATCGCCTCTGCCCGCTCTTTCGCCTGCTGCATAATTGCACGAGCATTATTTATTTGAGCGGTCACTTGTGGATTGCCGTTATCTTGTTGTTTGGCTATATTTGCAATATCTGGCATAGGCGTTGGCGAAATACCATAATTTTTGTCATCACTCGGGAATAACATATCTGTCATTTGAGCTGTCCAAGCATCGGTTTTCGCACGGGTATAACCAACAAACACTTTAGATTTGCCCGTTGTTGTTGAGGTTGAGTATTGGTTGCGATATTGATACATATCTTTCACCCAACGTTCTACAACTGGTTGGCGTTGTTTAATTTGTTCTAAAAGTTTTGCTTTTAGCTCTGAACCGAAAGCGGTAATCGCCTCGAGTAATGCGGATTGTTCTTCTGCCATTGTTTAGTACCCTGTCAATGAACTGATTGCTTGATGTGGTTTAATGTTGATGATCTGTTGTTTGAATAAATCAGGCATAGCGCCTAAACATAAATATTGGTTTGCATCGTGTGGATGCGAATAACGGTTTTTATCCGGCGTTTCAGTGTACTTATCTTCCCCACTGATATTTAATAGGCGGTATGAATAGCCTGTTTCATAACCTTTGATAAGTGTTTTACAGTGTGGACTAATAAGCATTGCCGGCTGTCCTTTACCCACTAAGCGAGATAACCACCAACGAACCGCCTCAAGGCGAGCTGTTGTATTGTTTGAATCTGCTGGACGGGCATTAAAGCCATTTTCCAATAGGATTTGAAAGCACGTTTTCTCGTTGGTTTGCGCACGTTGCACACCAGCCGGGTCGCCTATCACTTCAATTTCACAACCGTTGTATTTTGATTTGAGTAGAATTGAAAGCTGATCACGAATGAATCGTTCAATCCCCATACCCGTTGCAACAACTTCATCAGTGATGCGTAACTGTCCGATTGGTGCAACTTGACCGATAATTGCGGCTGGCGTTAGACCAAAGTCAAGACCAATAAATGTTGGCCATCCTTTAACCGGCAATAATTTATCTTTTGATACGTGCAATTCTTTGTTGAAGTGATCCATATAAACTGATTTACCTGTTTGTACTGTCGCAAATTCATTACAGATGCGAGATTTAATCCAGTTGAGCGTTTGACCTTGCAAGCTATCGAACCAGTACCCATAACCTTTCTTATGGTTTTCAACGTTCTCAGCAAGTGGATTAGCCACGAATTTATGCCCTTTATATTCAACGTATAAGCCAGCCTCAATATTGGCTTTAACTTCATTGGATAAAGAGCTATATGGAATGCCTGTAATATCAATTAATGCGCCAGGCTGAGTGAAGAACTCCCATCCTTTAGGCGTTAGACTTTCGCCTGTTTCCTCATCAACGGCGGTTTCAAATTCATGCCACCAGTGATCGTCATCAGGCGAGTTTGTGTCCATAATCATGCCGTTCCAAGTTGCGCCATCAAATCCCTCTAATACGCTCTTTTTCGGGTAACGCCCTGTACGAGTAACCGCCTCAGTAACAAGCAATACTGGCAAGAATTGAGCCTCGTTTATCCAAATCCCTGTAAGCTCAAGTGACATTAATTTCTTAACATCTTTTGGCTTATCCATGGATAGGAACATAAATTCAGCCTCAACCGTTGTTTTGCCATCAGGATGATTGATTTTCATCAATCCTGAGATTGGACTGTCATATTTAATCGGGCAAATACTGTCAGGAATCCAGTCTTGGAATGTTTTGATCACTGTACCCTTTAACTCAGGGTAAGTATTACGCACGCAAGCCCAACGAGTACGGCGAACACCATCAGAATTAGGCTCTTGGTTTAAGCAAATACGGAACATTTCCATTACACACCCAACTGATTTACCACTACCAATCGGGCCACGAATTGCCTTTACTAATGCGTTTGATTTATGTACTCGGCGAAAGGTTGGCGAGGCGATATAATTAATCTTCATCATCGCCGCCTGTAAAATCCATTGTGTATTCCACTTTGTGTTTGCTTGCTGCTCTTGCGCCTAACTCTTGTGCGAGCTTATCTGCTTTAAGCAAGGTTTCTTTCGTCTGAGCTTTTCTTAATTCGATTGTTTCAAGCACTAAATCAATATCGTTATTTGTGCGGCTTAAACTCTCAATTCGTGCAACCGCTCTATCTAATGCGTTCTGAGCGGCGTTAATTAGCTTATAGGTAACTTCTTTATCTTCAGCCGTTTTACAGTGACTTAAATCAGCAGTGAACTTTTCAAGATTCTCGATTGATGCAATAGCACGTTGGCGCATTAAATCAATCTCGTCTTTAAGGCTAAAATCAACTACAACATCAAAGGCTGATTTATCTTTAAAGTAACGAGCGTAACCGCCATGCTTTATTCTTCTTTGAGATTGTAATTCAGAAGAGAATCTAGACGGTTTCGCAGTTGGTTTCGCAGTTTCAGATTGGCTTTCGCAGTTAGATTCGCATTTTTCAGTTAAATCATCTTTAATATCAATAACTTCTGATACTTTTACGCTTTTCGCAGTTTCAGCCTCTTTTGGACTTATTTCTACTTTCGCTCTTATATCGGATTGTTTGTTTTCTTCTAACTGTGCGAATGCTGTTTCAGGCTTTTTGATATAGCGTTTCGCAGTGGCAAAATTCAATCCTTTCTTTCTGCACCATTCCATTACAGATACACCAGTCTTTGCATAAGACTTGATGTATTCTATTTGAAGTGCGTTCCAATTCTTTCTTGCCATAAACGATATATAAAAAAGCCCGCAATTAAGCGGGCATAGTGAATTTTAATTATAAATCCCAAGTGATAGCTTTAACCGCCCACATTTGTGCATCGATAATGCGTTTTTGAGCTTCTTTAATTAGCATCTCTTTTTCTGGACTTGAGCATGACTGTTTTTGTAACTGATTTATTGCATCTGCAAAGCGAGATTTACATTCATGCACATCGCCTCGATTGCCAACATTAAAATCAATCCCTACTAATTCTTCACCAATAGTTTTAGTTGTACCCATTTTTCCTCCTAAAAATAAATTAAAGCGGGTCGCCTACATAGATAGACCAACCTTTAAAATAATGCGGATTATCTCTATTTTGATAATCTAGCATGGTAAAGCAAATTGCATCAGCTAAGTCTAACACCCAACTCGGAATAAAGTTGGCGGTATCGATAAGAGGATCTTCTTCATCTAATCCACCAACATAACAAGGGATTCCCCATACTTTGCAATGATGAGTAAATCCCTCTTCAAGAAGTTTCTTCTTTGATTTTGGAAAAAACATTGATTAGCCCTATTTACTTAATTTCTCAGTTTGCCATTCCCGAATCTTGTCGATGCGGTTTAAGCACATATCACGTTCACGCTTTAACACAACGGCATATTGCGCAATATCACCATAGGTTTCACCCAAGAATTGAGTTTTGTCTAAGTGTGCTACATAAGCAACCGGCAATCGAGGGCAAGTGACCACCTGAGGTTTACTTGCGCAAGAAGTCAATAACGCTAAGAGGAGCATTGGCGTTAAACGCATCACTTTGCTTGTCAGCTTTTGGAATAGATTTAATAATCGCATTGGCTTGTTCCCTTGTTTTGTTGTCCTCTTTCGAGATTTCAAACGTTAGACGTTCATTTTCTGCAATATCAGCCTCAAGTTTTGTTATTGATTCGGACTGCAATTCGATTGTTTTAGCTTGAGCAGCGTTTTCTGCTTTCAGCGTATTAATAACATTGACTTGATGACTTAAAATGAAACAGAACGCAATCAGTAAAGCGCCTAGTGCGCCAAAGATGTATTTACCCATATTAGCTCACCATTAAATCACGATAGAGCTTACAGCGTTCCTCTAAGCCGTTTGTTCCACCGTTTACCCGAACTGTGACTTTCTCAACAGAATTACAATTAGCTAAATCTTTATCTAGCCAGAACCAAACGCCTGATTTAACGATTAAATCTAAATCAGTTGATACTTCTTCAGGCATAATGGATTTCCCTAACCATTTTTGGAATCTGAGGTAGTTATCTTTACCTGTAAGATGCGGTAGTCCACGGCCTCTATACTTCCAGCCGTCACCAGTTGCCTGATTGCCGTTACCCATGCGGTTTGCATAGGCTATATTAGCAATAGATGCTTGATCGGCTTTTTGGATAACTACACCAGCTTTATTTTTTACATATCCATATTTTTGCGCTTGCGCTAAAGTGAAGTATTTGCGGAATGTCTCTCTTAATCCGGCAACAGAATAATTCATGCTTTCGCAAAAACGTGTAAAGCCTCGTGTTTCATGTCCGCACTGAGCAATAAACATGGCTTGTTGTGTTTTTGTGATACAACCCGCTTTTTCGATGTTGTCTGAGATCGCTTTATAGATTCCAGTTGTTGCGTTAGGGAAAATCTTATTGAATGTCGTCTGTGAAATGTGCATCATCTTTTTCAATTCTCCGATTAATGAACTTGAATAAATATTCACGGATTTTTTCCGTTCCGATAAATCCAATCATCGTTCCGAAAAACGCTGAAAAATCGGCGTGACCAAATACATGGGTACAAACTGGAACAGCTACGCCAGCAATAGATGCGCAAATAGCTGCATCAATCAACATATAGCGGAAGGATGGTTTTTTTCGCATAAAGCCAATTCTTAAAAGCGACATTGCAACAGCGGCGCCGGCGCTTTGAATTGATCCATTCCCAATATTGACCTGTAACCATGCCCAAATTAAAGCCCATACATCAGGATCTTTCATAGGCATTTGATTTCCCTCATCGTTTGATAGGTAATAAAAAAGCCCGCATGAATATGCGAGCTTATTTTGATAAGGAGATAGCTTTTGCAATTAACATTTCGGATTAAAGCCAGTTTTATCTTTTAGGCTATCCCACGATTGATAATAAAAAACCGAGATGTATAAAATACACCTCGGTCATTTTTCTGAATATTAGTGCAAAATTAGCAAAAAGTCAATAAATATCTAATATTTCGTAGTGTTCACGTTAGCTAAAAAGCACTGTTCACAAAAGGCTTTATTAATTATTTGAGCAAATAACATTTCTAAATTCTTTTTTCACTTTATACATTCCATCGTCTGCTGATTTATCTGCATCCTGTTCTGTAATATATTTATTAGCCTCTTGATAAACTTCACCAGGCGAGAATGCTCTACCTTTCAAATTAAACACTCCGTCCTGTTTTATCACTGTTGTTTTTGTGGCAACTGGTTTATCTCTACCCATGCTTGAAAGGCTTTGCAACGCTAATTTGATAGCATCATTTTGCGCATCCTTACAATCTACCTCGCTCAATAATAGATTACGAGCAGCCAATTCCCCATTAGCCGTTACATCATTTCTGCTCCATACGTTAAATACATCTTTTTTACTTGTTGCTTGTTTAGTGAAGTAAAAATCTGATGCCAATTTCACGTTTCCATAAGTGCGATCATTTACGGTTTCAACGTTTCTGATATTAGTTGGAATCCATTGTTTTGTTGCAACAATAGAATCCATTTCTTTAACAATGGATTCGTATGAATCTAACTGATAGTAAGACGGCGCACCTGATTGACAACCACAAAGCACAAGTGCGGCAAAAACAACTGAAAATTTTTTCATAAAAAAACTCCCATAACTAATCTGATTAATTATAGGAGCTTAATTTTTACTAAACTGTGATCTACTTCACACTTTTGACAAGTTGTTCTTTTATTTTTTCAATAGCTAATCTGGATTTAGATCTCATTAGCCTTGGCAATAATTCTGAATTTATAAATTCAATTTCTCTTATTGAGATTGTATAAGTATAACCAAATTTCTTGTCGCCTTTTGTGATGATAAACGATATAAAAATATCGCCATTTGATTCACTTCTCATCCCAACAAAATCAATTCCGAATTGAATACCATCGACTTTCAATTCATCTTTGGAATCAAGAACTAACTCAATAAACATTTTAACCGCTTTATGAATTTTCTGTTCCGCATCCGTTGTTCTAAATTGGCTCATTATTGTAATTCCTTTTTCAAATATTGTTTAATCACATCTTCAGCACAATTCATTTCATCATAACAATGGCGCTCAAAGTCCACCACTAAAGCTAAAAGATAGCGTTTAAAATAAGCCTCAGTGCAATCAATGGATTTCATTAAATGGTAAATTGTCGCTTTTAATTTGCCTGTTCCATCACATTCAGGGCATTTATGCTTTTGCACTCTACCCACTTCACCGGTGCCACGGCAGCGAGGGCAAGTGTTGGATTTACGCAAATCGTTTAATTCTCTAATTCTTAATTGACGAGCCTCAACGCTATTAGCGGTCAATCCATTTTCTTCAGCCATTTTATTTGCTCTATCTAAGGCTGATAAATGCGCATATTGTGAGCGTAAATAGCGCTTTCTTAACGCTTTAATATGTCTTAACTGACTAGGCAAAGGCAAATCACATACCATATCAACAACATATTTTAAGGCCTCTGAGGCGTGTTCAGGATGGCCAAACTCTTCACACCACGCATCAACATAACTATCAACAAATTCTCTTGAGGATTTTTCTTGGCGGTATTTGCTCATAAGCAAATGATAGCCAAGCATATATTTATTTTCAGCTTGAGCAAAAGCACAAATAATCTGCTCCTTATAAAGCAATGCAACGCCACCACGACCGGCGGTTTCAACGCTAACGCATTTCGGATTATGTAATTTAACTAACAATTCGATTGATTTACTCATTTTCAAGCCCTCTAATTTTTACTACAACCATTCCGCCTTTTTTAATTCCGCAATTTTTGCTGCGAAAATCTTTTATCACTTTGTTGTTGTCGTCTTGTATTAATCCTGATGCGACTAAACTGTCAAAAAGCCCTTTGTTTATATTATCTGGATCACGGTTGCGTATTATCGGGATAATACACATCAAGGCAAATCGCCACTGAGCCTGTAAATGGATCAAATTGTTGTAAAATTTTCAAAGCCTCCGTTTTAAATTTTCTGCCGGCCTCGCTGATATAATGCCGTCCGTTTCGTGTATGCCGCCAATAATGGTTCACAGATGGCGGGTAAGGTAATGCAATCTCTAACCAGTCAGACATATTTTTCCCTCTCTCAACAAAATGCCAATCGTTCTAAATACTCCCTCTGCGTGCATCAGCCTTAACTCTTCCCTTGAATAATTTGTTCTAACTCGACCATCGATTGCGTTATGGCAAGCTGCACAACAATAAGCTCCAAAAATATCATGCGGCTTACTTCCCATGCCTCTAAGCCAAGAGCTTGTATAGTGCGCCAATACCACTGTTTCGTTTTCACCTGTGCAAATGCCAGGGATTCTTACCTGACATTCACGCCCTTTCGCCTCCTTGCGTAAATTAGCCATTTTATTTTCCTCGCCTACCCAAGATGTTTAGCCAACCAATAACCAAATCCAATCACTATTGAAAACCAAAAGCCAACCATGCTAACGCAAGCCGTCCAATGGAAAATAACTCTAGTGATGGAATTTTGAAAAATGATCGCAACGATAAAGGCTAAAGACGGTGCGGACATAAAGCCTAATACTAAAAGAATGTAATTTAGCGATTCCATTCGCTTATCCTCCAAATGCCATTAATTGACCAATTCTGTTATCTAAATCAGATTCACTTTCATAAATATTGCATAGTGTTTCATTCCAAATTACGCCATACACTCCTTTGTAAACACTGTTGAACTTTTCTTGGCTCATATTGGCGAATGATATTGACCATCTCTCTTTGATTGTTCCGCCATCCTGAACCGGCTTAATATCGTAAAAGCCCGCTTTTTTCATAACGTGATCTAAGTACGATTCAAGCGTTTTCATCCCCTCATAATCGAGCTTTGATTCTCGATTCAGCCGCACATCTGCAAGCACGCTATCAGCTATTGGCTTTGTTACTCTTTGATAAAAATTTTCATCGTTTGCGGCAATCGCTATCTTTTTTGCTACCGCTTGAGCAATCCATTCTTCAGCTTGTGTGAGTACGCTAAATTCAGGCTGCCAATATTCAAAGCCACAATCTAGCAATGCAAAAAATTTCTTATGATGTTGATAATTCCGATTGTTGCTAATTGGTATAATTTTTACCGCACTTCCAACTGGCAACCCCTTGAGTAAATTGCGGTCATAATCCGTTTCAGCTACAACCGCACCATTGGCATATTTAACTGCAAAAATTTCCGTTTTTTGCTTACGTTTACTTTTGCCCATCTTCCTGATGTTCCGTCTAGTGGATTTACTATTTTTTACGCCACTCTAAATCCTTGAATGAATCAATATGAACGTGTCGGATAACTTGATTCATCGCTCTTTGGTATGGATTAAAAATTGCAATTACATTTCCACGACAAACATCAACATATTTACCTGTTTCACCGTTTAGGAATTTAACTCGTCCACCAACGATAAAACGGATTTCAGTTGCTTTTTGTGTAACCAAAGTGAACCATTTTGTCGATATATCGATAGGGAGCAGCATAACGACTAAGCAATTATTGTTTTCAAAGAGGCTTACTGCTCTCTCAATAAATGGCAATGGTTTGCTATATGGAGGATTTACAAATACGCTTTCATCATTTAGCGGATAAGTTAAAAAATCCTGTTCTTTTGTAATAAAAAATTCAGGCACTTTGGCATTTTCAGCACTGGCGCAACCATCACAAGTAAAGACGAACTCATTATCAAGCGGATTAAAAATTGATAATGGAGTTGGATAAGTATCTTTATCAAATTTTTGTTCCATCATTTTCTGTAACTCTCCCAATCAAATTTAATCACTGCGCCTTGACCCTCTTTCATTCGGTCGATAATACGGTCGCCAATGTACTTGCCTAATTCTTCTTCAGTCAGATTGCTAATTAGAATTGTTGGCCGCATTTGCTCGTATCGCTCATTGATAATTTCAAATAAAATGATTTTTTCTGATTCTGTACCGAACTGAACGCCTAATTCATCAATGATTAATAAGCTCTTACTACAATAAAACTTAATTGCATTTTCCTCAGTTAAATCGGAATCTTTGCCCCATGTTGATTTAACTTTTCGGATGATCCGCATTACAGTGGTTAGATACACATCAGATTGATGATTTTCGATTACGCTATTAGCAATGGCGCAAGCTAAATGATTTTTCCCTGTCCCTGGTTTGCCGCAAAATACCAATCCACCGCCTAATTTGAATCGCTCTAACCATTTATCTGCATAGCGTTGGCAAATCTTTTTAGCCAAGCGATTTTGAGCGGTTTCGATATAGCTATCAAAGTTAGCTGAGGCAAATCTTAGCGGAATGCCTGATTTATCTTTTAGCTCTTTGATTTTTGCTTGTCTCTCACCGTTATTTAAATCTCTAATTTGCTGCTCGACTAATTCAATTTCTTCTTTGATGCAGTGCGGGCATTTTGTTTCAAACGCTTTACCGATAAGCTCAACTTTTCTTACATACTTAGCAAATTCGCCATGTTTCGGACAGTGTGCCTTAACCTGTTTGCTTGGCAGTAGATTTTCGGCCACTGGCAATCCGTTGATTGCGTTTTTGTACTCAGATTTAAGAGCAATTAGCTTTTCTTGCAATTCTCGTTTATCCATGATTACACCTCGCTTTCACCGTCTTTACCGTCTAAAGCCCAACTTGGAATTTCTGTTTTTCCAAGATCTCTATCTCTTAAACCATTGTGAGCATCAAATTTGCCTGTTTTGCCTTTTTCATTACGCAATGAAGAGGCGGTTGATTGCCAATTCCAAGTCGCATCAAACGTAACCCAAGTACCTTTAGCCAAGATAATCTCAATGGCAAACGATGTTTCAATTCCAGCAATGCGAGCATTGTTAGCAATTAAAGTCATCACTCTTTTAGTGATTGGTGCTTTTCTGAATTTACGATGATCAATAAATTCATCGGCAAGCTGACCGGTAACACCATATTCAGCAAGCAACTCTTTTACGTTTGTTTTTGCAGTGCGTGTATTATTATTTTTATTTTTAGTAGTGGTATTTATATTATTGTTTTTTGTA